TTAAGTTTAGCATTACATAATCCTATACGATTGGAAGCATATGAACTCTCAATGTATGATAGAGTTTTTGCACAAATAGAAAATGTATTGAAACTTAATCCAAAATATATGGTCATATCTTGGCCCAGTTTCTTTAGATATGTTGTTGAAGTAGATGGCACATCGTATTCATTTAAATCTTTAGAAATTGAAAAATCAAACTATCCGGATAACATCAAAGCGGCGATGCGAGCTAAAATGGGTAGTACGAAGCTTAAAGAAACTCAAGAAAATTTCTTAGAAAAATGTAACAAACTTTGTAATCTTTTGGAAACCAAAAAAGTACATTATTCAATGATGATGGGTGAAAATAAATTGCCATTTGAAATTAATGGACGATGGCTGTGGGATCCGAAAGAAACAACTGTAAAAAGTTGGGCAGAGGATAATCAACTTTTAAACCAAAATGGTTTCTTATCCGAAAACGGACACAAAGAATTAGGCAAGCTACTAATTGTTCACTTGACAAATCAATTATAATAGCATATATTAGTATTATGAAATACTTACTGGTTGACACATCAAACATGTTCTTTCGTGCTCGTCACGTTGCTGCTCGAGGAGCAGACAGCTGGAGCAAGGTAGGAATGAGTCTTCACATCACATTCAACGCACTGTTGAAGACATGGCGACAGGTCAAGCCTGACCATGTTATCTTCTGCCTTGAAGCAAGGAGTTGGCGCAAGAGCCATACTGAGACATATAAGCGTAACCGACAGGATCTTAAGGATGCTATGAGTAAGACTCAAGCAGAAGAGGATAAGCTGTTTTGGGAGACATACGATGACCTTGTTAAGTGGCTTGATGCTAATACTAATAGCAGCGTTATTCGTTGCGATCACGCTGAGGCTGATGACCTCATTGCTCGTTGGATTCACCTTCATCCTGACGACGATCATATTATATGTAGCACTGACAGCGATTTTTATCAGCTACTCGCACCCAATGTAATCATTGAAAATGGTGTAACTAATCAAACTATCAAGTTAGATGGTTTCTATGATGACAAAGGCAAGCCAGTAAAGGATAAGAAGACAGGCGAGCATAAGGTTCCCGGTGATCCTAAGTGGATCTTGTTTGAGAAGATCATGCGTGGCGACGCAACCGACAATGTATTCAGTGCTTATCCAGGTGTACGTACCAAGGGCACTGCTAAGAAGGTTGGTCTTATTGAAGCGTTTGAAGATCGTGATAAGAAGGGCTATTCTTGGAATAACATGATGCTTCAGCGTTGGACTGATCACGAAGGTGTTGAACATCGTGTGCTGGACAAGTATGAACAGAACCGTACGCTAATTGATCTTACTTGTCAGCCTGAAGATATTAAGCAGGCAATTGATGACTATCTTATGAGCATCGAACCTAAGAATGTCAGCATGGTTGGTGCTAAGTTTATCAAGTTTTGTGGCAAGTATGATCTTGAACGTATGAGTCAAAATGCGCAGGGTGTAGCAGAGATTCTAAGTCAAAAACTTCCTAAGGAGACAATATGACAAATCCCTATTCTTGGACTGTAGAAGTTATAACAGATCCTGACACTGGAGAGCTTATGCTTCCATTTCCCCCAGACTTGCTAAGTCAAATGGGATGGAGTGAAGGTACTGATCTATCTTGGATTGACAATGAGAATGGTTCTTTTACTATTAAGAAGAAAGAACTCAAAGTTGAAGATCCTGAAATTGACGATAACGTAGGATGTTGATATGAAAGCTAAAACTATTATCGAAAACAAGTTTTGGATTCTTGAAGAAGAAGATGGTGCTAAGGTTGGCACAATTGCTCTTAAGAATAATTCTGTTGTGGCTGTCATTGGAAATAATAGTCAAACTTTTAAGAATTTAGAAGAACTTTCCGCCAGATATAATGTTTCATTTAATAAGAGAGCTAAGCCCAGCGCACCTACAGTAGATATGGAAGTTTACGATTATCCAACATCACATACGCCACATAATGCGTTATGGCATGTTGAACGTAAACTACCAATTTATACAAAGACTTCTAAGAGTAACAGCTATCATTGCGCTGGCTATTACATTATTAAGTTTGAACATGCATGGGTCAAGAGCTTTAGTCCTAAGCTAATTACACTACAGCGATACGAGTACAAAGGTCCATTTAAATCTAAGTTGGAAATGATGGAACAGCTAAGGTTAAACAACAATGATTCCGTTTAATAGTCATCATATCAAAGCATTTAATCAAAAGTGTAAGCATCTTACTGCTGAAGGTAAAACTGTATTGACTCATAAAGAGCTACGTGATCTTAATCATGAGATCATGGATTTGCTTTTACATCTCAATGATTTAGAAATTGAGATTGAAACACTTAAGAATCAAGTTAACCAAGCAGGTGATATCACAATTGAATTAGATGGAAAATCATTTAAATGAACCATATTTTTACAGTGATAAATACTTTTAGTAATATTCAAAGAGAGTAATAGAGTTGTCAAGACCAAAACCACAAATTCTGCTGGAGCAGGCAAACAAGGTCACTTACAAGTCAGACCAAGTGTTAGCCAGTGAAGGAATTTGGGCTGTGTTCTATGATGCTAAACCAATCAACTTAAAGACACAACATTTACTGGCACAATATCCAGGACCAAAGTATAAGAAGGTAAGTTTTTCTAACCCCGGACATGCTATCAATCTATGTAAGAAGCTCAATACAAAGTTTAAGACAACAAAGTTTTCCGTGGTACTACTCAATCAAGGACCACAAGTATTTCCGACGAAACCATAAGAACCAAAGTTAGTTGGACTATGGAACTGGCACAGTATGCCAGAGATGTTATCCCTCATCTCAAAGAAATAGATAAAGGATATCCATTATTTTGGTATAATCCTGATAAGATACATGGATTTAGACTTACCCAGCGCAGTTATGATATTATGTGTGATAGAGGATACAAATATTACTCCTTTCGTGTTACTAAAATTACCTCTCCGGAAATTATCTTAATGGATAAAAAGGTGATGCATCCGTGGTTTTTATCTGGTTTAGGTTCAATTACTTTCTTTTATGAACCAATGGCAATAGCAATGGCTTTATCAAGTAATAATGTTGAAACTGCTGTTAATTTGGTGTATTGCTAACATGCTTTGTATTCATAAAGATAACGTAGTATATTTGCCTGTTCCTAAAAATGCTTCAACTATGTATGTTAATCTGTTTTTTAATAATGGTTGGAAAAAAGATGAAATAGAAAATGTAGATACGAAAGATAAAATATTATTTGGTCATATACAAAATCCACATATTAGACATACTAAAGGTTTAACAGAATTTCTTCAAAAAAATAAAATCTATAATTTGGACATTGAAAGTAAATATCACAATATATTAGTATCGTCTTTACCTGATATACACACATATCCAATTACAACAATTTATAAAAAATATTATGAGTGTGCTACTTGGATACCGATTGATTCTAAAATTCCAAGTAACTTGTTGACCAGTGCCTTTTTACAAAAGAATGGAATAAACTTAAAAATTCCAGTAGAAATGAAAAAGCATGTAACACTCTCTAAACGATTCAAAATTATGGTAGAGGAAATCAATCGAGTAAAGATTGACAATTTAGTTTATAAAGAGTTTGAAGAGCAAATCTTAAAAAAAGATATGGAGTTATATAATAATTCTTTAAAAATCATTTGACTATAATAACGATATACCGTATTGTTAAATAGTAATGAGGTTAGACGCTTAATAGTCTCGTGTGTGGTCATGGTTAACTACACAAATAAGCGGGCGTAACTCAGGGGTAGAGTGTCAGCCTTCCAAGCTGTTCGTCGCAAGTTCGAATCTTGTCGCCCGCTCCAATTTTATTCGACCAAACAAGGAAAAGTCCAAATGGCAAGCAAAACTACTCCAAATTGGTCGCAGCGTATTGAAGAGAAGCTACCTACTTCAGTCGTCTATACCAGGAAGAATACTCCACTGGATCTTTGGAAGCAGATGGTTGTTGAAGAGCTTGTTAAGAAGTCAGCAGCAAATTTAGAGCTAAATCAGCTGGCAGCACTACATGCTTGGGAAGGGGACGCAACACCTTCCAGCTATGCTTATACCTTATGGCAGCGTGAAGTTCGTGCTGAAGACAAGCGCCGTAATCCGTAACATATATGTAACAATTGTAATAGTATTTGTTACAATTGGGCTGCTGCTTTGGGCAAGATTTGGGCCAGAAATCTACTGGGATATGGTAGTTTTGGCTCAAATGTGTTAGATTTCAATAGGTTAGTGTTTAATCTTTCTGGTTGACGTACCCCGTAATCATGCTATTATAAGTGTATGATACAGAGAAAGAAGCGCACAGATCGCAACCACATAGTGTACCAAATTACTGTAGGGCGCAAGCTTTACATTGGGGTCACTGCCAATACACAGAGCACTGTGGACAAAAGCGTCCGCAGCCGTGTTGCCAAGCACTTCTATCGTGCCCAAACGGAAGGTCTTAACTGGTTGCTGTGTAAGGCACTCCGCACATTAGACTGTAAGGAAGATATCGAATACACCGTTCTTGCTGTTGTACGTGGCAAGTCTGCGGCACATGACTACGAGCGTGAGCTTATTCGTAAGATGAAGCCCGCACTGAACTCTGACAAGCGAGGAGCTTAATATGGCTAAACGTCCCCGTATCCAAGACACTGTTACTAACTATCCCATCGAGGATGTTTTTGCTGCGGCTGTTGCTGCCCAGCGTACCAACGAGTGTTATGTCAGTCCTACTACTGGCATCAATACTCCTCCCAACAAGATGACTAATCGTCATATTATGACTGTTATCTTGAACAGAACTGATGCTGACGATTTTGATACTTGCGAAGCAGATTATGAACGTGCTAAGGTCATCATCGAATATTACAAAGGCAAGACTTTGGAGATCATGAGTGGCAAGGCTAACTCATATACTATGAGTGCTGCTAATGCTTCCTATAAGGAATCGGTTGCTTCCAATGATCATTTGACCATGGGGCTAATTGCTTCCTTGCCTAATGCTTGGGAACGCTCTGTTGCTTATGACAAGACTTGGGATCGAGTTGATGAGCTCAAGCGCAAGAGCATCCATTTTGGTCAGGTTGGTGACAAGTTCGAAGGCAAAGTCGAAGTCCTTTCTTGTATCTACAGCAAGAACTGGTTCAAGTACTATACAACGGCATTGACTTCTGCTGGAAATATAGTAAACTTTGCTGGTGATCACGAATACAAGCAGGGTAATTTGGTCGAGATCTCCACAGCCAAAATTAAGCAACATGCGGCTGAGAACATTACAAGGCTGCATTATGTGAGAACAAAGGTTGACAATCCAGCGTAAGAGTATATAGTAACAATATAGACGTTAACAACTTGGAGGTGCCAAATGTCTAATAAGTCAAAGAATGATTCCCTTACCGAAACCCGCAGTGTTACACTTGACGCTGCTAAGCGTGAAATTGTAGTTGCTATGAAGCGTAAGCGTCCGTTGTTCCTTTGGGGACCTCCGGGCATCGGCAAGAGCGAGCTGGTCGCAGATATCTGCGAGAGCATGGGCGGCAAGCTTTATGATCTTCGTCTTGCGCTGATGGATCCTTCCGATCTCAAGGGCGTTCTCTACTACAATACCGAAGCACATACCGCAACATGGTCTGCTCCGCCCGACCTTCCCACTAAGGAAACGGCTGCTCAGTATCCCATTGTTGTGCTCTTCCTCGACGAGATGAACAGTGCTCCGCCCGCAACACAGGCAGCTGCTTATCAGCTGGTTCTCAATCGTCGTGTTGGTACCTACGAGCTGCCAGACAATGTCGTAGTTGTCGCTGCCGGTAACCGTGACACTGATCGTGGTGTTACATATCGCATGCCTGCTCCGCTTGCTAATCGCTTCATCCATCTCACGCTGCGTCCGGACTTTGAGACTTGGCAGAACTGGGCTATCGATAACAAGATACATCCCGATGTTGTTGGCTACATTACTGCTAACAAGGTTGACTTGTTTAACTTTGATCCCAAGATGAGTGGTCAGAGCTTTGCCACTCCTCGTTCGTGGAGCTTCGTTAGCGAGCTGCTCACTGAGGATTCGATTAACGATATCGAACTGACCGATCTGGTTGCTGGTACTGTTGGTGAGGGCATTGCGCTTAAGTTTAACGCACATCGCAAGGTCAGTGCCAACATGCCTA